ACGCCCGTTCAAAGATGCCAAGTTTTTCCTCGTGGCTGCTGCTTTGCGGATCGGCCTCGTTTACGAACATCCGCAGCGCCGCCTTGACCGTCAGCCCGTCAGGATTGTGCAGCGATTGCATCCCCTTCTCGGTCACACGGGCCGTCAGCTTGGCCCCCTCCGCCCACGCCAGTTCGTCGGTCGGGAAAAACTTTCGAACCCTTTTGCCGTGGGCGAAGAAGTCGCAGCACCACGGGTTTTTCTCGTTCCAGTTGGCCCGCCGCACCCTGAAGCGAACGGGGTTAATGTTGCGCGCCATTGCCATAATTGCCAAAACCCTACGCTTGATTGCCAACATTGCCAAACGAAAAGCCGCGACAAGCAAAGACACTGGAGCGGCGTAAGTGTCTGAACTTGTGCGGCTTTTACAGAGAAAAATGGCGGAAGGGGTGGGATTTGAACCCACGGTTGGTTTAACCCAACGCTCGATTTCGAGGTGAATGCCCGCCACTAATAATCAGGCACTTGCAAAGGCTGTGCCAACGATTGCCAAGGTTCCGTAAATTCGGGGTCAAGTCTTGGACAACTTTTGACCCCTAACTGTCCCGCTATGACAAGGCTTTGACACCCGCCGCCGCCTTGCATGGCGAAACAACGCACCGCCCGCCCGCAGCTTCTGGTTGTGGTCAGCGACCTTCACTGCGGTTCCACGGTCGGCCTCATGCCGCCCGATTCGGAAAACATGGCCGGGAATACCCTCGGCTTCGGCAACAACCACCACCAACGCTGGCTATGGGAATGCTGGCAAGACGCTCAAAGGCAAGTCGCCAAGCTCGCCGGGAATGACCCGCTGGCTCTGCTTATCAACGGCGATGCCACGGAAGGCATCCACCACCGCAGCCCGGAGGTTGTCGCATCGTTGATCGAGAACCACTGCCAGATGGCCGCTACCGCGCTCAAGCCTTGGGCAGATCGAGCCGCCGCAACCTTCGTGACCAAAGGCACCGAGTGCCATACCCACGACATCGAATCTTATCTCGCGTCCCTCATCGGCGCGCAGGAAGGCGCGGCCCGCGAGAAATGGCTGATTGATATTCGCGGTTGCCTCATTGATGCGACCCACCACATCGGCGCAACCAGCCGCGCTTACCTGGAGGCCAGCGCCATGTCCATTGTCTTGGGCAACGCCCGCCTCAACTCGATCCGCGCAGGCCACCCGTGCGCCCAAGTCTATCTGCGAGCACATCGCCACTGCGGCGGCGTGTTCTCGGACGGGTCTGGCCTGCTCGCCATCACGGGCGGCTGGCAATTCCTCACCCGCCACGGCCACAAGGTTGTTCCCGATGCTATCCCCCGCCCGTCTGTCTTGGTCTTGGATTGGCGCGGTAAAGAGGAAGGCGCGCTGCCCACGCCCCACCACATCTTTTTCAACCCTCCCGCGCCCAAGGCCACGAAGGTATGAAGCGCAATATTACCGCCGAGGACATTGTTTCGTCTTGGTCGGCTGCGCTTTCTACCACTGCCGCCACCGACGAGGTTCCCTCCGGTTGGCTGCGGATGAGCGAGATCGCCGTTATGCTCGGCAAATCGGAAAGCCACATGGCGAAGCTCATCCGCCGCAGCGCCGAGCAAGGCCGATGCGAGACGGCGATGTTTCGGGTTCAGTGCGGCCAGAGGGTTTTGGCACTGCGGCACTACAAGCTGAAATGAAAAAGCCCGCCACAGCCCCGCGTAAGCGCAAGAAACCCGCCCCGACCATGCGCTTCAAGCTCGACGGCCAATGGTGGCGCGTCCGGGTAGAGCGCCCGCCCGATAAGGAGAAGCTCGACGGCCTGTGCCACTACAAGAAGCGCACCGTGTGGCTGAATCCCGAAGCCGTGAAAGGCGACTTGCTCGGCATCGTCACGCACGAACTAACGCACGCCTGTATCCCGCCAACCGACGAAACGCACGTTCGGGACTTGGAGCGGCTGGTTTGCGCGGTGGTTCGGTGGGCGGCAACTCGATGCAATGACGGCAAGATTTCAATTGGCCGTCACAAAGCCTCCTGACTTTTTGTGACCTTCTATCCTCTCCTCGCCTGCACCGGGCTCTACGTCCTCACGTCGGCGGGCTTCCTCCGCGACGGTAACGGGCCGATGGCCGTGGCTTTTGGCGGGTATGCCCTGGCGAACCTCGGTTTCCTTTGGCTGACTTGGCGATGAATCTCGAAATCTTCGACACGTTGTCTCAATCGTGTTTAAGGCATCGACACGTTGTGGATACTGAAAGCCGTTTTGGTTTACACAACGCAGCTTTCCGAAATCAATTTCGGGAACCTTGGGGCGGGGCCGGGCATTGTGCCCGCATCGGGCCGCGACTCGATACACCATACGGTGCTCTCTACGGCACCCCGCCAAATTTAACCCGCCAAAGCTGCGGCCAGATAAGTCCGAAAGCGCGTTAGCTCGCTCGCTTTGAGGTCATCTTTCCTCCCGGGGCTGACGGTGCGGTGGTCGGTCACGTCGGCCAAAGTGAGTCCGTATTTCCGCATGAGCGGCACGAGGTATTCGGCCATGCTTGCCATTTCTGCCGCTTCCAGCGCCCGCTGGTTGGTGTCTCCTTCAAACGCAGCGCCGACGCTCCACGAGTTAAGGTCACGCCTTCCGCGCCATTCGCTGCGGCCAGCGTGCCAGGCTCTTTCGTCTGGATCTGCCAGCGTGGAGCGCCGTCCATCGCGGGCCACAATGCAATGGTAAGACACGCGGCTGGCAGGGTTCATGCACCATGCGACAGATCCCCCGTAGGTTCCGCTCGTGTGGTGTAGGACGATTGCCTTTGGCTTGATGCGCTTGCCCTTCGTGACGTTCGGAGAGTTAAGCAACTTCTCCGGGTAAGACTTATGGCTTTTCGCCTTTGTGGAGGGGGCGCTTTTTGACGGCGCGTTCTGCTTCTTTGGCTCGCTTGGCAAGGATGGCTTGGATGGCGTGGATAAGTTCCGCGAGATCGACGGTGGGCCATTTCGCAAGCCCGCGAATAAGCGACTGAACCATTTGAGCGGGTTCACTTCTTGTGGCCGCTCTCAAGCGGCTTCTCCAAATTCACGAAAAACTGTTTCGTCTCGAAATTGTAGCCGCCGCCCAACTTCAATCCCGCGCAGCCGCAGAGGGCCAGCGCGGCCAGCGCCAAGATGAAGGCGCGCACTATTTGGACTCCCGGCGAAAGACTTCAAAGACTCCGACCAAGGCCATCACGGCGGCGGCGATGGCCGAAAACTGTTCGGGATCGACGGCCAGACCGAGGGCGGAAAGCAGGGCCAACAGGCCCGAATAAGTGGACTTCTCTTTGAGTCTCGCAACGAGGTAGTTCATGCCCCCGCAGGGGTGTCAAAGCCTACCCGGCGAGGTCGGTGACAGCCTCGGCGCTGGCCTGCTCGTAGCTGCACGGCGGCAGATCAAAGGTGCGCGGGGTCGGATCGACCGAGGCGAGCATCATGCCTTCAAGCCACCCCTTGAGAGCGGCCATGTTGCTGCCGAGTGGTTTGCCTGCGGTGAGCAGCGCCATTTCCAAGCGTTGAAGGGACAGGATTTGCAGGGATGTGAGGTGCTTCGTCACCCATGCTTCGGGCGTGAAAGTCTCCACAAACGGCACAGGCGGCGGCGGAATCACATAGCTCTCATCCACGGGCAGCGCGGCCTCGATAGCGGCTTTGACCGTGGCCTCGTCCAGCGCATCGAGTTCGGGGCCGTCCGCTTCCCACAGCGTCAGCTTGGTCGGCCAGCCATGCTCGTTGACCGTGACCTTGCCGCTCTCGTCGCGGGTTAGCTGGTAGCTCAAGCCGTGCCATGTCTTGCCATCGATCTGGCGAGGTTGGTCGAGCAATACGTTGTAGATGGTTTCGGTGTTCATGTTAGATCACTCGGTAAAACGCAACGGCCCTCCATGTAATTGTGGTGCTGGCCTCGCCCGTCACGCGGACGCGAAGGCTTTCGTTCGTGTCATCGTTGTCGATGGTTACGCCCCATCCGCTCGGAGAGCCAAAGGCTTGCGTGGTTCCAATTTGTTCAGCCGCGCCGACAAGGCTGGTGTTGTTTGATCCATCGCGGCGGATGGCGACATGGTAATGCCAAAAGGACGCTTTGCCGCCTGCGGTGCTGTTGCCGCCGATCATAATGTCCGCGATGACCATTGTGTTGGCCGCAATCGTCATGCGGTTCGTGGCCGCGGCATCTAAGTTGATTTCGACGTTTGCCGTGGCATCTGTTGTGCTGCCGCCCCAGTAGACGGCACTGAAGGGTCTGGTTGCGAATTGCGCTCTTAATGAGGCATTACCTATATCTCCAGTTGTGATTGCGGCTGAATTAACTCCAGTAGCACCCTTGTCGTTGCCGCAATCTCCAATAGCAACCGATCCGGTCGCCGTTGCAGATGTATTGTCTCCACCGCCCAAAGCGACCGAATTTAATGCCGTA